AACGCTTATTTGACCGGATTCAGAATGCCACAGCAGTACCAAAAGGGGCAATCAGCTTTCGTGTTTACCTGCCCTCCGGCATTCGAGGATGCAATCAGAAGTTATCTTACTCACCGATTCAAACTCGCAGAGCAAGACGACAGTGGTGCAAAGGCAGAGTTTGAACGGTTCTTACAGATATGCTCGTCAATTAAGGGAATGCGTCAACCGATGGGACCACGTCAAACACAAGTAGGAGGTGGAGGAGGGTGTGAAATTTTAAGTGGTTTTGGAAGTCCATTTGGAGGGGTTATAATCAAATAAATGGAGGAAGTATGCCGTAAAGTGAAATAATGAAAGATTTTCGAGCGCACAAGTTGCATTCAGGACGTGGCGGTAAGATCGTCAAGAACAAGAAGCAGGCCAGAGCAATTCAGTTGTCTTATTTGCGAAAAGAAGGTCGAATCAAGAATAGGAAGTAGATGGCAAAGTTCAAAACTGTTTCGCAAAAGAGATGGACGAAGGGAGTAAATGCTGGCACTGGTGCTTTGAGTCAGCCTCAGTCTACGGTTGCTCGTGCATCGAATCTTGGATTCACTCAGAGAGGGTCACTACAAACGGTCGATGGAAGTGCAATCGTGGGGCAGTTGGTAGGTCCGTTCTCGTTTTCTGTTGCTTCAGGAACTTTTGCAAACTTTGCGTCTGGTCAGTACCCTTACTATCCAGCACTAACTTCTCAGGAATCGTATTCTCTTCCAAATATCTCAGGAATCACTTACTCTTTGAGCACAGGTGGTGGAGGTTCCGCATTCCCATCCGGTGTGAGTCAGATGTTTTCTATTGTAGCGATTCAAGGGGGATTGCATTCCGATCCTGTTTCTGGAATAGTGTCGTTCACTCCTACATCGGGAGACAATCAGGTTACATTAAATTGGCCCCTAATACCATCTTCTGCGACCTATGATGTCTACTATCTTCCTAATGGGCTAGGAAATGGAGACGGAGTTCTGATTGGAAACGTGGCAACTAACACAATTACCATCAACAGCCCATTACCGACCGCTCCTTTATTCGCGTTGCCTGTTGGAAACAACTCGTTCATGTACCAATTACAGATTGGGAACATTGTTTCCCCGTCGAAACAGGTAAATTTTGTTGCTACCGCTGAGACTTTTCCTGCTTTCGTCGCAGAACCGGCGCAGACTTCCCCCGGAGACCCTAACTTTTCTTTTCAAGAGGGTTACCAGAACACATCTACTTACACTACTTCAACGTATGGAAGCAATACAGTAAATGTAGTAGCAGACGCTATAGGATATGGAGGATCAGCATCGGTAACTAACTATTCTTCGAGCATAAGTGGATTTCCGTCTGTAGTTATTAGCGGTTCTCAGTCTGTTACTGCTGATTTTACGTTGACGGGACTTATTTTCTTTGCGACAAATCATCCGAATACTCAAGTTGCAAGCATAAGTTTTCAATACAGCGTTGATTCTGGTTCGTCATGGACCACTTTTTATCCGATAAGCGCCAGCAAATCTACAGAAGATGCTTACACTCTAAACTATGGCCCCCTCGACTACACTGCTGTTCTAAATGGAATTACCAATTTGAACCTTTTACAATTCCGAATATCGGCTACAGCGACTACATACGCTGGACACGATGAAGTATTAGCAACAGCTACAATGGTTTCAACTGACATAAAAGTTGTATCGGCATACTCGTTCACTCCTTATGGCGGTACTGCTGGATACTGCTGCCCAATTCCTCAAGTTATTCAGTTTGCAGGAGTGACTACTGCGGTTCCTCCTGCTCAGGCATTACCTGAAGTCCTTTGCATTTTGATTCTTGGAAACGGCTATGCTCCCCAGCAATGCGATCCGTCATTGTTGGGGTCTGCTGTCTGTACTTCTCTAAAAAACACTTTTCAGTCAACTTATCCGAATTGGGAAGCGTCTGTATCTTGGTCGGTTGGTGATAACATTGCGGTTCTGATTAGCGGGACAAATTATACGTTCAACTGCACTCAGGCCGGTGTTAGTGGATCATCCCAGCCTACATCTTGGCCTACAACACTAAACGCAACGGTTTACGATGGGCAAGTTATCTGGAAGAATACGGGAACGGTTTCTACGATTGTTCCACGTGGAGCAGCTCATGGAATTGTTTATGCTGGTTCGCTTTGGATTGCGAATACCTCGACAGAGACGACAACGGATCAGTTGGACGGACCTACCTGCATAAAAATGTCAGATGCAGGAAATCCTAACTCTTGGAATCCTGCAAACGTAGCATTCATTGGTAAGGATGACGGAACACAGATTACTGGATTGACCACTTTTACCATTGCAGAGGTTGGGATTGCCCCGACTGGCTCTCTTGTAGTGTTCAAAGAGTTTTCAACGTATCAGATTCTTGGAGTGTTTGGGGCAACAGATTTTCAGATCATCCAATCACAAACAGATGTGGGTTGCATTGCAGCTCGGTCGATTCAGTTTCTCACTGGGTACGGAATTATTAGACTTACTCACATGGGATTCTGCCTGTTTGATGGCGTGAAAGATAAGTTACTCAGCGAAGAGATTCGCCCCTACATCTATGGAGGAACTGGATACGAGTCCGACATCGTTGGAATCGACTTCACATACGCTTATTTGTCGTATGGGGTTCAGTCTGCCAAACCGCCGATGTACGTCTGCGCTTGCCCGCTAGTCGGTCAAGGTGGATACATTACTCGGATGTTCATTTACGACTTGGTTTTGCAGGCTTGGACGATCATGGACTTGCCTTGGATGATTACCACCCTAATGCAGGCTCGAACCGGAGAGGGAAACCCGCTTACTTTGGGATTCAAGGCTGACGGATCAGGAGCCTTAGAGAGATTCTTCGCAGGAGACACGTCTTGGGACGCATCATCTTTGGTTGGATCGCTTCCTGCTTCTGCTACTCCGATCACATGGTCTTTTAGGACGGTTTACGTATATCGAGAAGGGTCTTCAGCGAGGGCGTTCTATCGGAAAGTAATTATCCGTGGAACATCATCGCAGAGTACCGCGTCATCAGTCACAGTGACCGCACAGTGCGATGGTAACGCCGCAAAAACATATCAGACGTATATTCAGCCTCAGCCCTTCTCTGGGCAATTTGAGATTGACGTAGATTTGATGTTTACAGGGCAGATCGTGACCTTGAACGTGACCGGAACTGGAGTTGTGACGATTGATGGTTTGGACTGGCAGGTTTCAGAAAAACCGGGAGGGAAGATTATGATTGGCTAGTGTATCATAATCGACTAGAATAGCAGAGATGCCATGACTGATATAAGAAAAGTTCGATACTCGGAAATTCTCGACGCTCCCAATGCTGAGGAGCTATTGGCCGAGTATGCCGAAGAATGCTCGATTCCAGAGTTGGGTAAACCAACTCCTCAGAGAGATTTATACGAGTTGCTAGAGAGTTCGGGAGGGTTTCAGGCGTTCGGAGTGTATAGCGACAAGACACTTGTTGGTTTTGCTGTGGTTCTGATATATGTTCTTCCGCACTATGGAAAGAAGATCGCAGCAACAGAGAGCATATTTATTTCCAGAGTCAAAAGAAATAACGGAATAGGCGGAAATCTACTGAAAACCATAGAGGGATACGCAAAAGATAATTTTTGTGAGGCTTTTCTTTATAGTGCTCCAGATGGAAGTATGTTTGATCGGGTTCTTTCTGCTCGTTACCGACATACCAACAACGTCTACCTCAGGAGCGTTGCATGAACGATTCTCTGTCTATCATCGGAAATTCTATCCCCGCCACTAGCGAGGAAACTATTGATAAAATACGACTTCTTGAAGATGAGATACGAAAGCATGAGCAAATCGAGTTCCGAACAGAACACGTATTTCATGCTGGGATGTATGCTCGAACTGTCAGGATTCCAGCTGGAAACTTGTTCACAAGCGTACTTATCAAATGTCCTACTTTGATAATTTTGAATGGAGTATGCGATGTGCTTTCCGGTGATTCGGGAGTTTTGATCGAGGGTTACAATGTAATTCCCGCTGGGGCAGGCAGGAAAACGGTATACTTTACCAGAACGGATATAGAGTTGACCATGATTTTTCCTTCATCTGCAAAAACTGTAGAGGAAGCAGAATCTCAATTTACGGATGAAGTAGAAAGTTTACTGTCACGGACAAACAATGACGACATCGTGACGATAACGGGAGAGTGAGTATGTCGGGAATATCGGCAGGAACCGCAGCAATTATTTCATCAGCAATAGCCGCTGCTGGAACTGGGGCGTCTCTTGGGGTGAATGCCTACGAGTCGGGACAGACAAGAGATGCTAATGCGGCGTCTCAATCGGCTGCGGCAAAAACTGCCGCTCAAACTGCGGCTACACAGAAAAAAGAGGCTCTGGCAGCAGCTAGTCCAAATGCCCAAGCACAAACAGGTGGCTCTCTTACGGGTACGGGGGCTGATTCCTTTGCCGATCTTCTAGCTAAGGTTACAGGGACAACCAGTTCAACAGGAACAGCTAACGCTAACAGTGCATCAAATACCGAATCTACGACAGGCGCAACCAACGCATCAAACGCTTCTATTCAAGAGATTCTAGCAAAATTGCAAGGTGGTGGAAACAGCACCGGAACCTCTAGCAGTAGTTTTTCTGGTGGATCATAAGGAGTAATCAATGTCTGGAATATCTTCAGGAATGTCTTCAATTATGTCCGCTCTAAAAACTCCGACCGCCGCCAATGCGGTACAGGCTGGTACAGGTATTGCGTCCGCTGGTTCTGGTTTGTACAACAGCTACGAGAACCAAAAGTATCAAAACATGGTTCGATCACTGTCTGAAGACCCCAAGAAAATGCAGGCGTATGCGGCTGGATTTACTAAACCTTTGGCGGCTGGGACAACTCAGGGAGTAAACAATCAGTCTCAGGCGTATGCGGCTGAAAGAGGTTTGGCGACTTCTCCTTCTGCGCAACAGCAGATACAGAATCAGGCCATTGCCCCCTACATTCAGCAGCAACAGTCTACTGGGATGGAGCAGGCTCAGAACGCTTTGAAGATGGGCGAGGGTGGGCAATCTAATCCAGCATCTTCATTCTCCGCGTTGGGGGGCGGTCTAAGTTCGCTGATGAAGCTACTACAACAAGGTCAGGGTGGAGGTACTACGGCTGCTCTTGATCCCGGATACACTCAGACTTCAACTGGGCCGGTTGCCAATGCTTCTCAGATAAACTTAGACAATTCTGCGGCTCCGTCTAGTTCTGGACTTACGATGGGAAATGGCGGAGTACCCCAGTTTCCGCAACAGCAGTCTCCCGGCGTTGTTCCTCTGACTGAGTACGGTTACGATCCGTCTAATCCTTGGGCAAACGGTTACAATCCGAATCAAGGGGGGCAATAATGGCTTTCGATTTTGGAGCCGGACTTACCGCTGTAGGGAACATGCAGCCTGCTTACCAAGCGCAACGTCAGCAGGAGGTAGAGCAGCGTCGTGCTCAGATAGAGGCAGAGCAGAAACAGCGGTACAACGATCTTTTGCAGAAGACGAATCAGCAGAAGCTCGATACAGAAAAGAAGCAGTGGATCAAGATTGGTGAGCCTTACGTTGATGCAACGGGAGCGCAGAAGCAGCGTTACCAGACTCCAGAAGGTTTCAAAGAAGACACTATCGTTGCATCTTATCCAACAGTTGCAGAACAGTTGAGTCGTTCTGGTTGGACAGAAAAGACGGCAAATCCTGAAGTAATGGAAGCATTTCGTCTTATTTCTAGCGGGATGTCACCTGCTCAGGCTGTATCAATGTCTAGGCCAAAGATAGCCCTAAAGCCATACAAGATGCCGGATGGATCAATTCAGTATTTCGACGCCGCTAACCCTGAATCGATACCACCGGGGGCAACCGCTTATGAGGCCGGAGTTGACAAGGCTAAAACTCCAGATCAAAGATTTTTAGACATTCGAGAAAGAAAAGCAATGGGTACTCCTCTTTCTCCAGATGATACGGCTTTCGAGAAAGCATACGCCGATCTCATAAAGACCAAGACCACAGACCCTAAGGTGGCGGGATATTCTGCGCTTGCCCAGAGCAGGATTGTTACCCCTGTAGACCCCAACGATCCCACCAGAGAGGTGTATACGAGCGCGGGAGATGCCGCTAGACGTGGTCTTACAGCACCGGGAAGCATAGATTATCGTATGCAGATGCCAACCGCTTCTGAGCGTCAGCGTGGGGACTTTGCTTTGAGTGCGCACGAGCAACTTGGGGATATGAAGAAAATTCTTGCCTCTCGTGCCAACTTGTTTGGACCTATAAGCGGACGTTTCAACGATTTCAATCAGTGGATTGGTTCAACTGACCCAGACGCCCAGAGATTCCGGTCTGCTGCTACCACATTGTCGGATCACGCAATGGCCGTGTTTGGCGGTAGGTCGCAGTATGCCTCTGAGGCTATCTACAATATGGCTGGAAGAAATGCCACTAACCCACAAGCTATAGCAGCCGGATTAGATCAACTCGATAAGGCTTTGAAGACAGTGGGAAGCAGAGGGGTTGGAGCTATTCCTACCGGATCAGGTGCGGCTGCTCTTGGTGCAGCGCAAGGTAGCGGTAAGACATACAAGCAAACCGCTACTGGTCCGGGTGGTCACAAGATTGGATCGGATGATGGTGGCAATACTTGGTTTGACTTGAGCACTGGGAAGAAGGTGCAGTAATGCCACTTCCAAAGGGATACAGTATAGATACTTCTCCCAAACTACCACCGGGGTACACTCTCGACGCTCCCGATACCGGAGCATCTGGTAATACTACTACTCCCAACAATCAAGGAACCTACAAGATGAGGGGTCCGAATGGGGTAGAGGATGTTCCGTATTCTCAGGTTATGGGGAGAACTCATTCTGGTTTCAGGATTGAACAGGGCGATAAGGACAGGTTTACTAAAGATTTTTCCTATGCCGCGAAGTCTGAGCCGTTTTTGCAAAGATACAAGGACAATTTTGCACTTGGAACTATGCACGAATCTCCTTCTAGTATTTCAGGAGCCGTAAAACCTAAGCACTTGCTAAATGAGTTTGGGGCCGGTGCTGGAGATGCCCTTAGAGGAATTAGACACATAATTGACCCCGTGACTCCTCTTACTGCCGAGCAGATAGCGGAACAAGGTTCAAGGCAGATTAGCCAGTTTGGACACGACCCCGTTGGATCTTATGCTTCTCAGTTTGGGGAAATGGTTCCCGGTGCTATTGCTGGAGAAACTGTAAGCCGAGTATTTAATCGTGGTCTAGAGTTGAAAGACTATACCCTGAAAAAGCTGGCTTCAAAGACGGGAACTACTCCGGCAGATGTAGGCAAGTTTGTGTCTAAAACTGCTTCAGAGAATGCCGCAGAAGAGGCGGCGGCGACAAAGAAAACAGCTTCCAACAAAGAAAGAGTTTCCTCTTTGAATCAACAGAGGAGAGAGGCTTACGAATCTAGAAAAAAAACTGTTGAAGACCAGAATGCTGCTAGGATTGCTCAACACAAAGCTAAAGTTGATGAGAATGCCAAAAAACTTGCTTCCGATAGAACCGCTTGGGCCGAGAAAGAACACGCAGTTCGTCAGGCAGAACGGACGGCACAAGGAGTAGAAGCGAAGAAGCAGGTAATCAACCGAGCGCAGAAAGAATATGCTCGTCTCGGATTAGAAAACTTGCAGAAGACTAGAGACGCGGCTCGCACATCATTAGACGCGCGATGGAATGGACTGCGTTCAAAGATGGAGAAGCCGTCTATTACCGATAAGGGTATAGATATGCGTCCGGTGAAGCAGAAGCCCATTGCTGATGCTATCGAAGATGCTCGTTCTAAGTATCTGGTCGGCTCTCCAGACGATCTAAAGATGTTCAACGACCTGATGGGGCGTATTGAAACTGGTCCGCTTGCTGATACGGCAACAGGTGTAAAACCTATGCCACAGAATCTTTCTTGGCAAGAGGCTAGAACCCACTTTACAAATATCGGTGACAAGATGTATGGGAGCAATCTTCCGGGGAACGTATGGAAAGCATTGCAAGAGGTTCACGGTGCTCTTGATACTCAGTTGAAGGAGGCTGCTACAAGCCGAGGTTTAGGGGGAGAGTATTCCGGCCTGAAGAATGATTGGTCGCAGTACAAAAAAGATTTCGACGACCTAAGCAGCATGAGTACGGCTGGAGGGTCTCCATTGGCTCGTGTAGTCCATGCACAAGTACCCGCCGATCTTGAGGCTCAGTTGAATGGAAAATATGGAGATGTTCTTCTTCAACAGGCAGCGAAGTATCGGTCTAAAGGTTCCAATCCAGCTATTTTAGACCGATACCGTCAACTAGGAAGAACCTCCGAATCTCTCGCTGCGCCAAAGATTCCCCAGCATCCCGCTCGCGTGAAAGCTGGAGCGGAACCGAACGCACCTGAAATGAAGCCGTTGCCTAATGCTAAACAGGAATTGAAAGCGAAAACGGTAAAGCCGAACAAGAAAGTTCTAACCCCCGAATCGGTAATGCAGATGAAGGCAGACAAGGTTCTCGACAATGCAGACAAAATCAAGGGAACGTCTGGTCACGTCGCTACATTCATCGCTGTTCTTGATGGATTACGCGGAGTTTTAGCTGGGAATCCAGCAGAGATTGGAATAGACGTAGCTGGTCGTCTTGGGTACTCAAAAGGGAAGGATTTATACGCTGGAGTTCTTGCTCACCCTAGCGTCGTAAATGCTCTATCGAATCTTACTCCTGAAGACGTTCAGCAGGTGATGCGGTTGCCAGAGGATCAAAGACGCGGTTTTACTGAACTGGCAAAACAGGCTCAGACTAGAGGAATAAAGATTCCTCCCGCTGCCGGAGCTTTACTTGGAATTGCAGCAACAGCAAAACAACCGCTATCATATCAACAAGTAGTAGACAAGATGCAAGGGGCAAACCAATGAAGAGACTTTTGTTACTGGCATTTCTGGCAACATCCTCATTCGCGCAGAATACCGTTGTTACGGCAACGATTCGCAGTGCTGCGGACAGTTCTCTGTATCAGAACTGCTCGTACACGATCTCTTTGGTTTCTTCGACTGGACAGGACATTTCTACGTCTCTTGTCTATGTTGGTTCGATTCCGTTCAACGATCCTCCGGTGTCAGGAAATTGCAGCGCATACGGCGTGATGACGGCTTCAGTTATGCCCAACACGGCGTTTACAGCTCCCGCATCGCCGAATCCATCGGGTACGCAATACAACTTCAACGTGTGTTCTCAGAGGCCATTTCCCAACGGAGGTACGATTCCCCCGCAACGATGCTTCTCTGGAATCTTTACTGTTTCAGGAATGGCGTTGGACCTAAGTTCGCAGCTTTCCTTGCTTGCCCCTCCTCTAGGCAGTGGCGGTGGCGGTTCTGGGATTACTCAGCTTACTGGGCCGGTCACTGCTGGGCCGGGAGTAGGGGTACAAGCGACAACGATCACTCCGACGGGGGTTACAGCAGGGACATACACCAACCCAACAATTACGGTCCAACCTGACGGAAGAATTAGCGCGGCAGCGAACGGAGCCACATCGGGCGTTACTTCTTTGAACTCACTATCGGGCGCATTAACGATTGCTTGCGGTACTGGACTTAGCTGTACCACTAGCGGCAATACGATTAACATCAATCTCACAGGTGGAGTATTCACGATCAACTCGTTTACGGGATGCAGCTCGTCTCTTGAACTTGGCGCGACGATTACTAATCCGACTTGCAGTGCGACTTATTCGTCTACGCCGACAAGTGCCTACATAATCAATAGTGACAATGTAGATTCCCCCTTGATTTTGTCTTCTCCGTTTACCAGCGGGACCATCGTTGGCAGTTTTAGTCACTCTTTCGCCACGACTACTACGTTCACCTTGACCGCAAGCAATGGATCAACTTCTCCGACTGCAACACAGTCGATGACGTGGAATCCTAGAATCTTTGGTGGAGTTGGAGCGGCTGGTGCTACATCAACGGTGACGGCATCAGGGACTACAGCAGTCCTCAGTACAGGCGATGCGTTGTCTAGTCTGGGATTGGGAGCAGAGACAATAGGGCAGACACTTGGTTCGTACACGCCTTCTAGTCAGAATATATATCTTCTTCTGCTTGGCGGATCGCACACGTTCACCGATGCTTGCAATGGTTTCCCTTTTGTGGTCAACTCCCCAACGTCGGTTTCGTTTGTGAATGCTAACGGAGTAACAGTTTCGATGTATCTGTATCAAAGCACAAATGTTCTAAACTATTCTTCAGGATGCGCATTCACGCCAAAGGTAGCAAGTTAATGAGGATTATGAAAAGATTTTTGCATATATTTTTGTTCCTGAGTTTTAGCCTCGTAGGTATTTCTCAGAATCCATACGGAAACCAGATATTTATTCCGGCTATTACGTTCACTGCCACGGGTCAGACAAGTTCACCGATTGCTACCGCTAAGGCAAGTTGGTCGATGTGCTCTATCAGTGTTTCAGGCACGGCACTGACCACGGCTACGTTCGGTGTTATGGGTAGCGCGGATGGGGGCGTTACCTACGGCGTTATCCCCATCTATAGTCCCGCGAATCAAACAACGAATTCCACCGTGACGGTGACAACGGGCGGAATCTATCAGTTCAACTGCGGGACG